TTTATATACTGTACTACCTATTGCTAGGACGGCTGCTGCTGCTGGTAAGGGCATATTACTCCTTTAAATTTTTATATTTATCTTTAGCTTGATTATATCCACGTCTCTTAGTCATCCAAGGAACTACTATATTAGTTATGATTAGGAAGGCTAAGAATGCCCATAGAGCATCTGTTCCCCAAGACTGAGCTACGTATGCCACTGCTTGTTCTTTTGTCTCTATATCGGCAACCTCGGGACTATCAGGTACTATCTCATCGTATGCCATACTAGTAGCTGCATTAGCTATAGCAGGTATAGGACCAGCGACAACATAAGTTATCCCTGTAGTAGCTGCTGATTTACCTAGGTTACGTAACTCTAAGCTAGAACAACCAATGAGACTTAATGATATGATTATAATTGCTATTCGTTTCATATTAGTACCCAGTTAATAGGTAGAGTCCAAGGGTCGAGTAGGAAGAACCTAGCTGTACCATCGACTAATTCTACCCATACCATTAGCCCTTACCTTGTTTTCTTATGATGCCATACATATCACTAAGTAATGATTTAATCTCTGCTATGTCAGCCTTATAGTCATCCTTAAGTACATAACTCAGGGGCATATTACTTTGACAATTAGTCAGGTTCTCTTCTAGTTTATCTACTGTGTCAGCTAGTCTATTCAAGAACCATCCTAACATCACGACTACTACCGTTAGTAGCCCTAGTATGATGTCTGCTGTTTCCATATTTATCCTTTAGGGTATTGTTCTTTAACTGCTGTAATAGCATCATCAAGAGTTGTAGTACCATTCTGTCTATCCCAGTAAGCCATATCAGCTTGTTCTTGTAGTGATGGGTATGCTTCTGCTCTATCTCGTGCGTATTGTTTGCTATCTCCGATGTCTTTCTGTAGCAAAGCTTCAGCTTCTAACTCTGAGGAGCTGAAAGCGAGTGCATCCCCTGCGTTATTTAGGATGCTTAGAGTACCGTCCTCTGTTTGAGACACGGATGCTACATCTGGGTATAACAGCTTGGCAGCTGCATTAATATATACTATATCTATATTCATACTATAATCTCCATTGCTGTGATTGTGCTATATGTTCTCTTTGCCCAGACAGCATCGGAGGAACTTCCTACCCTATTAATAATAAGACCAGAACCATCATCACCTGTAACCCTTAGATAATAAGTGACAGCACTTGTTGTCGCAGGGGAGTCTAACCAAAATCCTGCCCCGTTCCATATCTCCTCTAAACCACCGCTCGCTTCAAAACTTGAATTACCTCCTTCTCTATTGGAGTCCGTGAAACGCCCTATATTAACACCACCTCGCCTGAACCACCAGACAACATTATTACTACCACCCTGAGTACCTGCGAATAAATTACCTGATAAATATATCTTACTGGTTGTAGATGATGGGGTAATAGTAACAGAAACAACATCAAATTCACTAGTGTTACCTACTGCTGTTACTGTGTTCGTATATCCAAACTTTAGTTGCAACACCTTACCCCCCGCTGGCATACCAGTCAAAGCACTACCATCAATAGCAGGTAAAGCACCCGATAACTTAGATGAACTCATACCGCTAATCTTAGCATCTGTAACAGCACTATTAGCAATCTCTGAAGTACCAACCGCATTAGCTACGATTTGAGCATTAGAAGCAGTACCAGATAAATCACCACCCATAGTTGGGTCAGATGAAATACTCTGCCAAGAAGCACCAGTACCATCAGTGTTTAAGTATTTACCACTGTGTCCTGTTTGGTCAGGCAACGCATCAATGCCTGTTAATTGAGAACCGTCACCATTTGGTGCCAATACTGTAGAACCAATGTCAGCATCCTTTAAGATAGTTGCATCTGCTGGTTCTTTTGCATTGAGCTGTGTTTGAATTGATGCGGTCACACCATCTACATAAGTAGTGTCAGCCTTCATACTAATATCAGTAGCAGGGGCTAACTCTACAATCTTAGCTTCTACCTGAGCTTTAGTATAAACAGCAGTAACATCAGCCTTATCAGCTGCTAAACTAGTTACTGTATTATGTAAGCCAGCTACTTCTGTATCTACATATGTAACATCAGCCTTAGGGGTTAAATCAATAGCAGTAGCTGTTTCACTAGCCTCTACTACTTCTATATGCTCAACTTCTTGGGTTGTAGCATTCATTCGTAACTTAGCAAACCAATCGGCTGCTAGTCTACTTCTACTTCTAGACATTAGTTATCTCCTTTAGGAATTTCTACTTTAATTGCATTAATAGCATCTACCCAAGTAGTAGTACCGTTTATAGCATCGTCATATTGCATTTCAAATTGCGGTAAAGCATCATACTTAACTTTACGCTTGTCAGCATAAGTAAGAGCAGCCTCAGCATCTACAATAGCTTGTGCTTCTGCATCAGCTACTCTCTGCTTCTCAGTGTTATAAGCATCCACCAAAGATTGATAAGGAGTAAAATCTGTTATATCTTCATTTGGCGTATTGTCTTTAAACTCTACGTGACCTGCTGTACCATTCCATTGAATGGCGTGAATATTTGAATCAATAGTAAAGTCGAAGTTTAACGCCTCTCCATCTACTTGAATCAGTCTGTCTTCTGTAATTACACATACATTCATTAGTGTTCTCCTAACATATTATTTCTTTTCTTAACAATCTCATTAAACTCTGCTTGTCCTTTAACTGTTTCATTTCTAAAACTCTCTAAGGCTTCTGTTTGACCTCGGTTAGTCTTAGACATTTCCACTTGTAGCATAGGCATCCAAGACATAGCACACGCCCAATCATCTACTTCTTTACCTGTGTTTGGGTCTAGTCCTACCATCTTAGTGTACCAAGCACAACGCTTGATAACCTTGCCTTCCGCTGATTCACACTCAGAGCCTAGAGGGCAGAAAAATTCTACTTCTAAAGCCATAATTAATCCTTACTACAAACAATTACATCTACATACTGAGGTGCAAATGCTGTAGGTCCTGCTGAACTTGTAGCACCTGTACCGCCTGAACCCGAAGTGCCTGAGCCACCACTAGAAATACTACCGCTTAATGAGTGAGAGTGAGAACCACCACCACCTGTTGAGGCGTTGTAGAAAGTTCCTGCTGAATATTGATAGCGTTCATAATAGTTTTTATAGGGGGTTGAATCAGAATAACTACCAGAACCAGAACGTACCGCATCAATCGCGTGACTATGACTAGGCATCTGAGACGTACTCAATGTATGCGCACCCGCACTCAAAGTATGAGAGTGAGAGTGATTAGGTGTACTGTGAGTATGTGATGGTCCTGTATGCGTATGTGATGTACTTGGTGGTGAACTTAATCCGTGTGTACCACCTGTACCACCACCTGAACCACTAACAACTCTTAATGCTTTATCGTTATTTGTTGTATCTTGTGTCCAACCTGTAGGTGCTGATGCTTGAGCAAACACCATCTTAGTTCCACTAGGGAATGGTTGTACGCCTGTAAGAGCTGAACCATCAATAGCAGGTAAAGCTCCTGATAAATTACCAGCAGGAATATTACCTGTACCTGTGATGTTATTATTATTTAGGTCTAAATTACCACCTAACTGTGGAGTAGTATCAGCAACTAAATCAGTATTAATACCTGTTAAGCCTGAGCCATCACCAGTAGGGGATAGTACAGTTACACCAATATCAGCATCCTTTAAGATAGTAGCATCAGCAGGTTCTTTTCCGTCTAAGGCAGTTTGTAGTCCTGTAGTATCCGCAATAGCTAAAGCCCTGCTCTCTGCTTGATTACTGGCATTACCAATAAATACATTACCATCATTAAGATTAGGTGTAGCATTAGAACGACCTGCTCCCATAACAATACCACTACCATTAGAGGCGTGTACCTTAAGTACCTTACCTAAGTTCTGTATGGAATTTCCTTCACCACTAGGAGCAGTATTAGTATAACCACCACCAGATGCAACATAGATTGTATCACCCTCACTAAATGTAGAAGTATCTACACCTTGGATGAAACCTAAGTGGATAAGACCGTTATCTACTTCTTGTCCTGCTGTTAGGTCTTGAGCCAATACACCAATAGCTGGCATAGTTGCTGCATTAGAAGCATCTGCTGCCTCTACTACTGCGTTATTACCTGATGTGCTTGTTTGATATACTGGTGTACCTTTTACTAATGTAGTGGTGGCACCGTTCTTAACACCTGAGGCTACTGCACCATCTAAGTTACCAATGAATGTAGGAGCAGTTAAGTCTCCTGTCATTGTACCGCCTGCTAGATTAACAAAGCGAGCATCACTAGCAACTTTACTGTAATGGTCTGCTAAAGCAAATGTACCAAATGATTGGATAAATACTAAGTCATCTAGAGCTGCTGGAGCATCTAATACAACATTAGCACCATCAGTAGCAGTATAGTCTGTACTATCTAGTAATACACCATTCAGGAATACATTTAAGTAACCTGGGTCATACGTAGCAGTAAAGCTAGTTTGTCCTGCAGTAGCTGTATGTTCTACGCTGTTCTCTACACCATTAACTGATGAACCAGCATTCTGCCAGCCAGATGTACCATACACCTTCATTGTATCTACAGAAATATCAAACCATAAATCACCATTAGTAGGTGATGTAGGGGCTGTCGCAGAGATAAAGTAAGTTTCTGCAAATGAATTTACATTAACTACGTTAGCAGCTACAGTATTAACATTAGCAATATCAGCACCAACTAAATCTACATTAGCAATACTACCTGCTACTACATCAATTTCTGAGGTAGCCTCGTTTAAATCGTTAGCAACATCAATTACCTTTTGTACTTCTGCCGCTACTGCTGTAATATCAGCTGTATTAGTAGCCGCTGCAGTAACATCTGCAGAGATGCCTGCAACTGTATTAACATCAGCAATATCTGTAGCCACAGTAATAACACTAGCAATATCCGTACCAACTGAGTTAATATTAGATTCGTTATCTACGATGCCTTGTAAACCTGCAGCACCAATACCAGCTACAATATTAATATTAGCTTCATTAGTAGCTACTGATGTAATGTTAGTCTCATTAGCTACAGCCGCATCAATATCAGCCTCATTAGCTACTGCTGCATTAATGTTAGTCGCATTAGCCACTGCTGCATTAATGTTTGCTTCGTTAGCTACAGCTGAGTTAATATTAGCTTCATTAGTAACAGCTGAGTTAATATTACTTGCATTAGCTACTGCTGAATTGATATTAGCTTCGTTCGCTACTGCTGCATTAATATTAGCTTCATTAGTTGCAACTGAGTTTACATTAGCAATATTAGTAGCAACCGTATCAATCTCAGATACAGGTTCATTCAAATCATTAGCTACTGTAGTAATATTAGCAGCGTTAGCCACTGCTGAGTTAATGTTTGCTTCATTAGAAACAGCTGAGTTAATGTTCGCTTCGTTTGCTACTGCTGAATTAATGTTAGCTGCATTACCTGCAACCGCATCAATATTAGTTTGATTAGCAGCTACCGCATTTACATTAGTAATATCAGTAGCTACAGTATTAACATTAGTAATATCATCAGCAACAGTATTTACATCAGCAATATTAGTAGCTGTGATAGTTACGTTAGCATTGTTAGTGTCTACTGCTTGGATATTAGCAATGTTGTTTGCTACTGTATTAACACTAGTAATATTAGTAGCGACAATACCAACATCCGTAGGTGCTGCTGCTAGGTCACTTTCTGTAGTACCTACTCTGATTAATAGATTCTGTCCTGTAGTAGGTGCAGTGTGAAACACAACTGCGTTATTAATAACATCGTACGTATCAGACGACTGTAGTACAGTATCTAGCAATACGTTACAATGGTCTTCTGAGATTATCTCGAAGTCTACACTATAAATAGTAGAAGTACCGTCCGTGACGAGGGCTTTCTCTGAAATCATAATTATTTCCTGTTTATATGGCTCTTGATTTACTGTTAAATCTGCCTGTTAAGTTTAAGCTGTCAATACAAAATCCACTAGAATCGACTGACTTAATGGTGATTGCTGTCTTCTGACTCTCTCCCATAATAGTAGCAGTTGGTCCTCCTTGGATATGACGGTGGAACACTTTAGTGTGAGGTCCTACTGTTACTTCTATATCCTGGTCTGAACTAGGTCTGTCTTGTATTGTTAGCTTACGTATCTGAAGCCTACCTTCTTTATTATCAACTTTATTCCCGCCTCCTGTTTGGAAACCCCACTCGTTGAGAGTGATACTTGATTCGTATGGACCTGTAGCATCGGTATAAGTAACATTAGTAAAGTCCTTTGACTCTAGGCTAATCTTACCTAGTTTTCTATCTCCATCACTATCGTACATAATAAACAAATCATCACTGACTACTTTAATATTAAAGATAGAGGCATTAGTAAGCTCCCAACGATGCCAAGCTGATTGAGACTTCTCTTCACCTTCCCAAGTCTGATTATAAACATATATTTCATTGGTGTCTTCAGCTAGTAGGAATACCATATCATACTTAGTACTTGTTTCTAACTCGCTGATATAATGGTCAATATAAGTAGGGATATGAGATGTAATATCTGTAGCATCATTACCTATAGAGCCTGGGATATTAAAATATTCTCTTACTTGTGTGAACGCTCCTCTATTAATACTGAAGTACAAATTAGGACCGATAGCTTTAGGTGCTATCTTAGCATTAATATCATAAGTAGTAGTCTGTGCTAGACTGGCAGTAGAAGGAGTTAAAGCCTTATCGCCTCCCATTATATACTGAGCGTGTGTGCCAAATACTATTAGATTCTCATTGAAAGGAATAGCATATTTTAAGTTAGCTACTGAGTTCGTATCTACTGCAACATCAATAACATCAGTATCTAGTAAATCAGTTACTGTTGTTCTAAAGAAGTTCTCGTAGATGCCTGTTTCAGACATAATGATATTATCACCAGAGATAAATCCTAATCTATTACGGTAGAAGAATACATCCTCAATCTGTTGTCCTACAAAACTAGGCATAGAGTTAGATAGTTCATCACCTTTATCTCTATCGTAATAAGCAAACTCACCAAAGGTAAAGTTACCTATAGAAGTACGAACAAGGGTATGAGGCATAGTTGAGTTCTGAAACCCATCTTTAATACCAGGTGCTACTGTCTCTAGCCAAGCCTCTCCTGGATTCTTAACCCAAGCCCAAAACCCCTCGAACTTATTCTTCTCATCACCTGTCACATTAACAAGTGTCTGTAAGCCTGAGTAGCTTCCCATTGTATTAGGTAAGTCTTGTAGTTGTTTAAGTACACCTTGCCATCCTTCTGATGCTTGGTTACCCCAAGAGTCGGATGTATCCCAAGAACCTGTTGTATTCTTATAAATAATAGAACCTGAACTAGAAGCACCCACTTGACCTGCTAAAGTGGAGGCAATTAAGTCCGACTTAGCTCCATCCTCTGTGTCCTTATTACTATTAGTAGTTCCATTAATAGTATAACTATAGGTATTCTTAGTAGCGTTGTTCTCACCACCATAAGAAATATATGTTCTCTTAACCCAGTAATAGGCGTGAGACCTGTGAATATCTTGGTTGGTTGTCCCGTGCGTATAGGTAGTAGATTCTGCTACTGTCTTAGTTTTGTTTACAATGAAAGTAGTATCACCTACAGTTACTGCTGAGAAACTCTCACTTGCTCTAGTCCCACTAGGAATAGATAAATAACTATCGGTACCTGAGTCTTGTAACGAACCTTCTAAGTCATACGTCTTCCAAGCACCATCTGTAATAGTGATGATATATGCCTCAGTACCATCTCCTCTCTCGTATGTGTGAATGAAAGGGTAATCGGCAATCGTATTGTCAATAGCAGTTTCTACTAAAGGATTTCTTCTTCTAGTGCCTTCTGTAAACGACAGACTACAGTTAATCATCTCATCAACAGTAGTATCGTGACGAAGTTCTGGAGCCTGTTGACTAACACCATTAACTAATGATGGTAGTGTTTGATTAACTTCCATAGTTACTCCTTATAATGCTGTAGGGTTCTGTAATCTATTCATAGGTCTAGTAGTAGCGGTATCGTCAAAGATAGAGTAGTCACCTGAACGTAAGTCCTCTGTAATCATTAGACTTCTTGTATTTTCTAACTCTCTATATAGCTGTGTTACCATACTATCTACACCAATTACTCGTGTATATAACTTAATCTTAGCTGCTGCTACAACTACTGACTGCATAGGAATTGGTAATGTATCAAAATCCATATCCCACACAATAGATATCTTCTGTGTAGACTCGAATTTGTAAGTATTAGTCTCTTTGTTATAAAGCTTACCTGCTCTCTCGATTAAGTCATCACCTCGTTCTGTACCGTCTACTGAAATAACATCAGCAGGAATAGTAATATAGCCTTGTGTGTCTGGGACTAATTCCCAGTTGTCATCAGTATTAAACTGAAAGCCTTCTGCCAGTATCTCGGTCTTAGCTTCACCAATAACGGTATCAGCTAGTTCTGCTTCATAGTGACCAACTATAGAGGTAGTTGAGGGTACTGGGCTTTCACCTATTGTTGTTAGGCAGATGTTAATTGCATCATTATATCGTTTCATAAAACCTCTTTATTTAATGTGGATGAACAGCCCCCGAAAGGACTGCTCAAAGTAGTTTAAGCTACTGTCAAACGTTGTGAACAACCAGCGTTAAGAACGCCTTCACCCATTGCGTAAGAAGAAACCATCAACGTACCTAATTTCTCAGGAATGTAGTTAGCTTCAGACTTAATGTCTAGTAACTTAACAACACCTACTGCGTTTGGAGTAAAGATATAACCCCAGTTACCAGCAGGAATGTTATTAGATGTCATAATTGGGATACCAGCAATCTTGAATACATTACCTGTATCAATACCACCATTACCATTTGTCCAATCACGATTTACAGCTTTATCAGACTGTACTAGGTTGAAGTAAGCTTCAGGATTAAGGATACATACCTTATCACCTGCGATGTCCTTACCTTCCATACCTGCTGCTGCATCGAAGATTGCCTCTACGATAGCGTTTGCAGTAGGAGTTGCGCCTAATACTAAGTCAGCATTAACTGTTGGTTGTCCAATCTTAGGAGTAGCTGCTGCACACGCATCTAACTGTGTGATTACTGCTTTGTCTACTTTCTTAGCTAGAACATTACCCATCTCAGTTGAATATTGACCACGAGTTTCGTAATGAGACATAGCCTCTTCATAATCGTCCACAAATACTGAAGCGTATTTACGAGCAGCAATCGTGATTACTTGCTCGTTAGAACCGATGCTAGAAGGAACTACGTCATCACCAGGAGTGTGTGTCTTAACATCCGATGAGTCAGATAAGTTACCAATTACTGGAAACTGTGCTGATTTACCTGAGTTGATTGTACGTGTATTAACAAGAGGTAAGAATACATTCTTTGAAGAGAATGCGGTAAGGACTTCACCTGAGAAAATCTTAAGTGCTAAATCCTTGTTACCTGCTGTGCCACCGAAGTCGAAGTTCGGATTTGAAGTTGTATATGCCATTTGGTATATCCTATATAAAGTTTAAAGTTAAATTTTTATACAGTAATACGTTGTGTCTAAAGGGTATCTCTCCGCTTCCCCCTCGAGGGAAACATCAAGGCAATTATACTTACTTGTTTTACTATAAGAATGTCGACATCGCAAGCTTACGTTGCACTTCTGCTCTGTAAGTATGGTCTGTCTTGTACTTAGGACTAGACATAGCTTCCATCATATCACTTTTAGTAGTGAAACCACGGCTACTATTACTAGAACCTGTTGTACGGTTACCACCAATCAGTTGAGGATTGGCAGCCTTATATCGAGCGTTAAGCCCTTGGATTGCAAACTTAGCACTCTCTGCGTTATCTAGAGTAGCATTAAATGCTTCTTGTTCACTTTCCGAGAGGTTCGAGCCAGCCCATTCAATCATAGCCTGGTATGCAGCTTCTCCGCCAACCTCACTTTGAAGTGCGTTAACTTGTTGTTGCTGAATAGCCTCTTGCCCCTGTATGTAAGAATCGACCACCTCCTTTGATAATCCTGCCTGTTCAAGGTTGGAATACGTCTCTGAAGATAGCTCACCGTTCTCGCCATACTCGTTGTAGAGACCATCGAAATCTAATCCTTTGCTCTCTACTGTTTCTTTAGCACCTTCAACACTTTCCTCTACGCGTTCAGCATTATCCGTTGCTTCCGCAGTTTCATTAATGTTGTCTACTATAGGTTCTTGTGTATCTGAAGATTGCTGTCCCATCTTAGATTGTAGCTCTTTATATGCTTTCTCTAATTCTGAAACATCTTTGTATTTACCTGCTAGAAGTACGTTTTCTGTATCACTTCTTAGCTCTTGGTTTGTTAGCTCCTCGCTTTGGTTTGCTCTGTCCACCATTGCTTGGTCGTGCTCGTTTAGCTGAGGTGTTTCCTCGCTTGCTTGATTTACTGTTTCTTCGCTCATTGTCAGTCTCCTGTATTGTTTCGTTAGTGTAGATTGTGTATCTAATCTCACCCATAAGCCATTACCCCATTTGTTGTGCTATAGCAGCACCTGCTTCAGCTCCGCCCGATTGAGCAGCGGCATCTAAACCAACTTGACCTGCTTGTGCTTCCATAGCTTGTTGCTGTTCTTGTTGAAGTTGCTCTTGAGATTTAATAATTCCTTCGGAATCTAAACCAAGAGAAGTAGCTACTCGTCCTATCACTGCATCTACGTTAGCGTGCTGTGCAAATATCTCAGGTCCTAGTAACTGCTGTAGTGTTTGTGCAAACATAACTAACTTGTTGTAGTCGTGTCCTCTTCCTAATGCTTCTAATCCAGTAACAATAACTGGTTCTACTAATCCTTCTGGTAGCTGTGTCTTACTATTCTTGAAGATAATCTTAACAAGAGGTAACTGTAATTCTTGTGAAAGAATTGAGTAAATACCACCTAAAGCATCTTCAAGCTCACCCGCTACTAACCTAATCTCTTCGGCAGTAACACGCTCAGCATTACGAGTAGCACCCTGTGTTAACAGGAATGCACTAGCTAGTCTATGTTGGATTTCTTGTGCTAACTGATAAGGTATCTGCATATCACTACCCTTCTGAACTTGCAGAGTAGTAACATCAGTCATCTTACCTTGTACAAAATCTCCTGACCTTGCTTTAGATAAGTCTCTTGCTCTTGTAGTACCTGTAGGGTCTACTAAGAACACAATCTTAGAACTAGCGGCAGCACCCTCAACCATACCTTGGTTAAGAGCTTCTAGGCTACGTAAATCACCTAAATACTGTTCTACTAATCCTCTACCATAGTCTTCACCATTAATAGCCGTCCAACGTAAAGCAAGGAAAGGGTTATCCTCTGCCTTAACTACGCCTTCAGAACCTGGAACTACTTCACCTAATACTTCTTGATATATCTCATACTTACCATCTTCCATAATCTTGGCAGTGGTGTATAAGTCTGTATCTTCATCAGTAAGCTCAAGCTCAGGAACATCAGTAGGGTGTACTGTTTCTTTAACAATAACCTCTACAATCTTACCTAATGCATTACGTTTTACAACATACTCATTAAGGTTATATACTCGAAGTTCTTCTTCCTCAAGGCGAAGTAACGCATTACCTGTGCCAATTAGAAGTTTTAACGCCTCAAATAAAGGGACTCTATATGCTTTCTTCTCAATATATGTATATAGGTCACGCTCATATTTAGCAAGTGCCTCTTCAAGCTGTGCTTCCTGTTGTGTGTCTAACTCCTGCATATCCGCTTCATTAGGCATTAACCTAAAGAAAGGAGCGTTAGGAGGAAGTAGTGTAAGTAGTAGCTTACTAGCTAAGTGATTAACAGCTCTAGAACCAAGTGATTGATATGGAGTTGCTAATGCATCTTGTTCTTGATGTCCTTGCTTAGTAAGCATAGAAGGAATAGTAAGAGCAGCACAGTCCCTAGCCCTGTCTAATACTGTTGACTTATCGCCCTCTAGTTTAGACCACCTAGCTTTAAGGGTGGTTACGCGTTCTTCTGCCATTCCTTACTCCTTAAAATCCTTTAGATACGCCTGACTTAGTACCTGTTGTAGTAGCGATAGCCAAACGAGACTTACCCTTCTTAACAGCTGTAAGTTTCTTCTGTTTCTTAGTACCTTCATCACCAGGCTTAAAAGTAGCCTCATCAGTAGGTGCCGCTGTCGGTGCCTGAGGTGGTGGTGGTGTAGGTGCTTTAGGGGATTTAAAAATTCCGCCCATAATTATTCTCCTGTATTCTTCAGTTGCTGTAATAAGCGAAGTAATTCTATTACTCCTGCTTTCTTTCCTCTCTCGAAATCAGTCATATGTTTAGTAACCATTCGGTCTGGAAACATTGTTTCTAGTTTCTTAAGTAAGTCAATAGTATTTATTGGTAATTTATCCATTATATAAGTATGTTATTAAACTAAATAATAACTTTACCCTCTCCATTCGACTGTAAATGACCGCCCCCACACGTCTTAAAACTAGGGGTAGACATAATCTTCTTAGTATCG